TATTCGGTCGCCAAGCTCGACAACAGCGTGTTTTGGTTAGGTTCAGATGCTCGCGGGCGCGGGATAGTCTACCGAGCCAATGGCTACACGCCTGCGCGTATCTCGACCAACGCCGTTGAATATGCCATCCAAAGCTACGGCAATATCTCCGATGCGATTGGCTACACCTACCAGCAGGACGGGCATCCGTTTTATGTGTTGGTGTTTCCGTCTGCCGAGGCCACATGGGTTTATGACGTATCCACGCAGTTGTGGCACGAACGCGCCGCTTTTGAAAACGGACAATTTGTCCGGCACCGCAGCAATTGCCAAATGTCGTACAACGACGAGATTGTGGTGGGCGACTACGAAGACGGGCGTGTCTATGCCTTTGATCTTGATGTTTACGCTGACGACGACCAAACACAAAAGTGGCTGCGGTCGTGGCGCGCATTGCCAGCAGGTCAGAACAACCTTAAGCGCAGCGCGCACCACAGTCTACAGCTTGACGCTGAGACAGGCGTTGGGCTTGCGCTATACCCCGGCTATGACGCTGAAAAGCTGTTAACCGAAGCTGGGCTATACCTTACAACGGAAGCTGGCGACTATCTAACCACAAGCGCGGATCTTGCCGCGCCCGGTTACGACCCGCAGGTGATGTTGCGCTGGTCAGACGACGCGGGGCATACATGGTCAAACGAACACTGGAACTCAATGGGGCAGATTGGGGCTTACGGCACCCGCACCATCTGGCGGCGTCTTGGTATGACCGAAAAGATTCGTGACCGGGTGTATGAAGTGTCCGGTACTGACCCGGTAAAAATTGCCATTGTGGGTGCTGAACTGTTTGTTACGCCAACGAGTAGCTGATGGCCGAACTCAACATCACCAATATTCCCGCGCCTCGGGTGCCGTTCATTGACGAACGCACCGGCCTTATGGCGCGAGAATGGTATCGGTTCTTTCTCAACATGTTTGTTTTGACCGGCAGCGGTAGCAATGCAACCACGCTCGACGAGTTGCAAATAGGCCCGCCTGTTCCAACTAGCAGCGGCACAGTTACCAGCGTTACCGGCACACCTCCGGTCGTATCTTCCGGCGGCAACGCGCCGGTAATCAGTATGCCTGCGGCTACTGCGTCAGCCAACGGGTATCTGACCAGCACTGATTGGAATACCTTTAACAACAAGGGCACCGTTTCAAGCGTGTCTGTGGTGTCTGCCAACGGCCTTGCCGGAACAGTAGCAACAGCAACAACTACGCCGGCGGTTACGCTATCTACAACCGTTACCGGGGTGCTGAAAGGCAACGGCACCGCAATAAGCGCAGCCACCAGCGGCACTGACTACGCGCCAGCCACCAGCGGCACCTCGATCCTTTACGGTAGCGGGGCTGGCGGGTTCAGCAACGTCACCATAGGAACCGGCGTTGCCTTTGCTGGCGGCACGTTGTCAGCGACCGGCTCGGGCGGCACAGTAACCAGCGTGACCGGCACTGCACCTGTTGTATCGTCTGGTGGTGCTACACCAGCCATTTCAATGGCCGCTGCTACTACGTCTGTCAACGGCTATCTGACCTCGACGGATTGGACGACCTTTAATAACAAGGGCAGCGGCACCGTTACCAGTGTGGCCGCGCTGACCCTTGGCACCACCGGCACTGACCTGTCTAGCACTGTTGCAAACGGCACGACAACGCCGGTTATCACACTACAAGTTCCAACCGCTTCTGCGGCTAATCGTGGGGCTTTGAGTGCAGCCGATTGGACAACCTTTAATAACAAGGGCAGCGGTAGCGTCACCAGTGTGGCTCAGTCCTTTACCGGCGGTTTGATTTCGGTGTCTGGTTCACCTATTACGACCAGCGGCACTTTGGCGCTGACCGTGGCCGGAACCAGCGGCGGCGTGCCGTATTTCTCAAGCGCATCAACCTGGGCAACGTCTGCCGCTCTTGCTGCCAACGCGTTGGTTATCGGCGGTGGTGCTGGAGCAGCGCCAGCTACAACCACAACCGGAATAGGCGTAGTTACCGCCCTTGGCGTGAATACCGGCTCTGCGGGCGCGGTAGTGTTGTTTAACGGCGCGCTAGGCACACCGTCTAGCGGCACCGCTACCAACTTGACAGGCTTGCCGCTGACTACCGGGGTAACCGGCAATCTACCTGTTACTAACCTGAACAGTGGCACTTCGGCTTCGGCTACCACTTTCTGGCGTGGGGATGGGGCGTGGGCAACACCAGCCGGAGGGTCGCCGGGCGGCTCCACCACGCAGGTGCAATACAACAATGCCGGCGCGTTTGGTGGTATTTCTGGTGCCACAACGAACGGCACAACACTGACGTTGACTGCTCCTGTTATATCGTCAATCACAAATACCGGCACTCTCACTCTGCCAACCCTAACCGGTACGGTAGGTCTAGCCACCAGAACTGTTCAAGTCTTTACCTCCGGTTCAGGGACTTACACGACACCTACAGGGTGTAAAGCTATTTCAATTCGTTGTGTTGGCGGGGGTGGTGGAGGCGCAGGTGCTGGCTCTGGCGCTGGTGCTGGCGGTAGCGGTGGCAGCACAACCTTTAGCACATTGACTGCTGCTTTTGGCACTGGTGGCGCGGTTACTGGCTCTGGAGGAACTGGCGGTGCCGGAACGAATGGCGATTTAAATGTCCAAGGCGGCAACGGTGGTTTTGGTGGTGGTGGTGCAACACAAAACGCAGGTGGTGGTGGTAGTTCGCCATTGGGGTGCGGTGGCGGTGTTGTCCCGTACGGCGGTTACAACGGGACTGCGGCAGCGGGGTATGGCGCAGGCGGTGGCGGGGCAAGTTCCCCCGCAAGTGGTTCCGGCGGCGGCGGCGGCGCTGGTGGTTATGTTGAAAAACTAATCTCCTCCCCATCGGCTACGTATTCGTACGCCATAGGCGCGGCGGGGGCGGCAGGGGCGGGGGGTACTATAGGGACTGCGGGAACTAGCGGCGTAATCATCGTAACAGAGTCCTACTAATGCAAACCTACGCGATTATCAAAGGCAATTTAGTTGAGAACATCATCGAATACGATGCTCAACCTTCTACACCACCACCGGGATTCGACGATGGCTATATCGCTGTGCAAGCTGACCGGGTAAGCCCCGGATGGCTGTATGAGAACGGCGCGTTTGTAGACACTACGCCTCCTGTTGAGCCTATGGTCATGCCTAAGACTCCGACGCTTGCGGAACAAATACTAGCAAGCCCTGCTGACCTTGCCGCACTAAAACAAGCATTAGGACTTTAACCCATGACCGTTACCTTAAAAGTGCTGATACCGGCCAAGACCGCAGAGGCCAGCCAGACCACGCAATACACCGCGTCGAACGTCACCACGATTATCGACAAGTTTACCGCGACTAATTACAGCGCCAGTTCTGCAACCTTGAGCGTCAATCTGGTCACCTCGGGCGACACGTCGGGCAACCAGAACCTGATTACCAAGACCAAGACGCTTGCGCCGGCAGAGGTATATACTTTCCCCGAGATTGTCGGCCAGGTGCTGATAGCGGGCGGGTTTATCTCCACCATCGCAGGCACCGCAACGGCGATCAACATTCGTGCTTCAGGGCGGGAGGTTAGCTAGTGGGCATTCGTTTTTACGAAGATGGCGGCGTGTTTGTCGTAGAGACTACGGCTGCGGCTGGGTATCTGCTTAAATCCCATCAACATGCTCACGCGCACCTGTCGGTGCTGGTGTCCGGCACCGCAGACGTTACGGTGGACGGAAAGACTGAACGCATGGATGGTTACAAGATGATAACTGTTCCAGCGCACACCCGGCATACGGTGATGGCAGTCACAGATATTGTATGGCTGTGCTTGTGGGCTGATGATGTAGCGCCGATGGAACAAGCCGAAGAATCGCTAAAACTGGTGATAGCCGCGTGAAGATAGAACGCATATCCCAAGGGTTGCAAGTTGCAGACATTTACTGGAAGCTCCAGCAGAACCCGCAACTTTGGGATGAGCATAAAACACGCACTGAAGATGCAATTAGCCCGCACAACAATTTAAGCGATATATGGGCAAGGTTTGGCGAAGCTGAACGAGCCGTTGACGGTAAGCCGCACGATTCCAAGTGGTATCCTGCTGCCGATGTGTTAGGCGTAAAGCCACTGTGTTTTGACCTCATGCGGTATGTGCATGGGGTAGAACTGGGTGGTGTGTTAATTACACGGATACCGCCTGGCGCCACTTGCAAGCCGCATAGGGACACTGGATGGCACGCGTTAAGGTACGAAAAGTTTGCGGTGCAGATCACCAGCGCACCGGGGCAGTTATTCCAGTTTGAAGGCGAAAGTTTAGAAACCAAACCGGGTGATGTGTTTACGTTTAATAACCAAAATCTACATTGGGTCACAAATGATACGAAATACGAACGTATCACGATGATTGCTTGTATTCGTAAGGAGAAATAAAATGCCTTGGGCAGCAGCAGCAACAGTTGTTGGGTCGGTAATTTCCGCAGGCGCGGCGGGCGATGCAGCCGACACCGCAGCGGGGGCATCAAGGGAAGCCTCTGCCGCGTCCATTGGCGAGCAGCGCCGACAGTATGACCTTAACCGCGCTGATTACGCGCCGTACCTTGCTGCTG